CCGTGAAGACTTCCTGTGCGTTGTCATAAGCGATGGCAGAACCTTCGTTTTTGACGGGAGCGGCGGAGAAACCGGACAGCTTGGTCTCTTCTTCGAACGAACGCTCGGAAGTTTCAGTTTCAAAAATCTCCTTATGCTCTTCGCCATAACGAGCATACTCAAGACCAAACAGAGCGTTCAGTCCAGGAAGGAGTTCTTTCAGTAGTTGGGCACGTGAAATAGCCATGATTCAGTCTCCTTAAACACCAGTGGGGTTGAGATACTGGTGCATGCCCTGGTTCCACTTCACGATAACTTCCGTGTAAGAACCGGGATATCCAGCAAAAGCAGTTTCAGGAACAACGTCAATGACACGAATCGGGAAAGTCGAAGTCGTAGCAGTGGTGTTGTCAACAGCGACAGCTGAGTTACCGGTATATGTAGAACCGGAGTTTTGAACCAGGACAGCGTTCTCACCAACAGCAGTGCGGTTAACATAACCAATGGTGGTGCCCGAAGACACAACAGCGACCTTGTACAGCTGATCCGGGTCATCCTGAACATAAGCCACAATCGTGGAGTTGGTCAGGCCACCAGGATAATACTGACGGAAAGTCAGGCCATAAGTTGAGTCAACGTAAGAACAGCCTAGGAATACACCAACGGGGGTAGCAGCGTCTGTGCCGGTGTCCTTGTCAAGGGTACCACCGCTGTTTAGCTTAACAACGTCGCCATAGAAAATAGCGGTTGCTGAAGCAGAAGCAATGGGGATCTGACGAGTCGCGCCAGCAAAAACCTGTCCGCCGATCAAGTTAATCGGTAGAAGCCCGTAAGGGGCTGAAACGGTAGGATATGCCATTTTAGAACCTCGTTAAAAAGTTATTTACCTTTACCAAACGAAGCCGTTGATTTTCGCTCTGTAAAAAGCGGCATCCTCGGATCGTTCTCTCGCATAAAATTGTTGTCAACAGACTCAATCTGATCTTTATTTTGCTTAGCAAAGTACTTTTTGCGCTGCTCCATAAACTCAGTAGGAATCTTGCAAAGCAACAAACCTGCAACCTCAATGTTGTCTTTAAAACGACTATTGGGGTCAATCATCATCTTGAACTGGGGCTGCTCTTCAATCCGAACTGCCTCCCAACCTTCCCGAAGCTTTCCGGAAATATTGCGGGGGTCCGCCAGACCTAAAGTTGCAACCCTAATCCAACGGTACGCATATCCTGGCTCCTTTGTTGGCTCGGGCAGTGTTGAAGCTGGTTGCCAAACCTTAGGGCGCTCAGAAGTCGTACGGGTTTCCAATTCGCGTGCAAGTCTATTTTCAGCCATTTTAGTTCTCCAGAGTCTTCGCATATTCCCGTGCATATTGCTCGGGGGTTAGTCCAAGTTTCTTCGCAATACTTAATTGCGATTGCTTCAGCACAACCTTCTTGGAGCTTGTGCTTCGAGAAGCCGGAGCTACTACCGTGGCTGGCTTAGTCTCGTTGCGCGTAACGGGCTTGCCGCCCCCGTTAGTCGTTTCTTCTTCCCCGAAGTAGTCCGGGAAACGGCGCCGCATGGTCTTATCCACGTTTTGCCAGTATTCGTCAGTACCGATATAGTGCTTACCGTACTGTTTCTCTAACTTCTGATGCAATCCAAGTGCAAGACTTGTCATTTCCTCGTCGGTACCAAACCACTGATTGCGCTCTTGCCACGCAAGGGTCTTTTGGTCTGGACGAGGCACTTGAGACTGTCCACTTACTTCGCTTTGTACCTCAATTTCTTTCTGTTGTAAAGAGGGACGATAATCGTCAATCTTTTGGAGTTTATAACTGGCTTTACTCAAATCTTCTTGAGCGGAAACAATACGCTCAGAATCTCCGGACTCATAAGCTTCCTTATAAGCCCGTTTAGCCATCTCAAGCTCAAGGTTAGCTGCGTTCTTGGCGGTATCAATAAATGACTTAGTACCAGACTCCAGCTGCGCCTTAAGCTTTCTATTCTCTTCGACAATGCGTTGGGCAACATTAACAGCCTCTTGCTGCTCACGCATGGCCCTTTCTTTTTCCCGACGCTCGTCGTGCCAGACCTTCTTCATCTGCTTTAGACGAAGCTTTACCTTTTCGGAGTATTCCTCAAGCTCGTCGGCTTCTAGCTCTTTGACAAGCTCTTCCGGCATTGGCTCCCGCATTTTGCCGGTAGCCGGATCTTTATCTTCATCTGGGGTGTCATCAACAATCTCCAGGTCTACTAAGGGTTTACCCGTAGCTTCCCTCTCTTCCACCTCAAATTCAAAGTCAACTTTCTCTTTTTCCTGTGCCATTTTGGGCTCCTTTATGCGCGGCTGATGCCTCGGGGATCCTCAACTACCCCCTCAACACTGTCGTCGTTAATGATGCGAAACTCACGTCCGTGGATTTTTACCCGCGTACCAGCGTGCGGACGAACCAAGATAAAGTCCCCTTCTTTACACCAGGGGCCAGTTGGAAATCTTGATTGGTCTTTATAGCAGTCAGGACCCATTTTCATAACAAAAAGAACCGTTGTGAGCAGCTCTTCGTGGTGCTGGGTAATGTCCGCCTTTAGAATCCCGCTATCGTATTTGTCATCGATCTCAGGTATTCCACACAAAATGCGGTATCCAGAAGGGTCGGGCAGCTGCTTAGCCTTCTGTTCTGGGGTTTCGGGTAGTACTGTTGCGTCTTCCGGGTTATCGGGGTTTGTGCCGATTAGAAGTTCACTCATCGTCTTTATTTAACCTTTCTGCGGTTTCCATTAATATGTTGTTGGCTACAAGTAGCCCGCGCACCATACCACAGGCGTACTTATACTCCCCATGGTCTTTGGCCTTACCTAAAGCCAAATCAGTTTTAATGACTTCTACCTCATCCTGTATCCGCTTTGATAGATACTTCAGTAAGTCGTCACTCATTTATTCCCCTTGGTGGTTGATAAACCCTTGCGCCTTTCGGCAATATCTGTGCCAACCTTAAGACCCTCAAGCTCATATTTAGCCTCCAGTTCAGCCCTATCCTTGGCGGCTTTGGCGCCAACTTGCATTCCTGCAATCTCTTTCTGGGCTTCGATCCGGGCCTTCTCAAGCTCGAGTCGGTCGGCTTTATCGGCAGCATCCACCTGTAGCTTGGCTTGTTTAAGCTGCAGATCCTGCGCCTTGAGTTGAAGTTCTTGTTGTTGCATTTGGACGATCGGGTCTTGTGCGGCTTGTTGAGCCTGTTGCTGTGAAACTTCTGCTTGGTCCTTAGCCAGCAGTTTTTTGGCTGCTGCGGCGGCAAGGCGAGACATTTCAAGTTCAGTAGCTTCATCAAGTTCTGCGTCAGGTGCGACGTACGGAATGCCAAGCTGCTCTTCAAGCTGTTTGCGGTACTCAAAGGCAACGTGTTCTTGGATATGGGCGGCCATTGCGGCTAGCATCTGCTTAGCCATCGGACTTTGACCAACAATCTGCATGATCTTGGGGTCTTGCATCGCCGCCATGTGGACGGTGATGTGCGCTTGGTGATCCTGATAAATAAAGGCCTTGACAGGTTTATTATTGATAACGTCCATGTTCTCGGACACGGGATCACGTGGCTTTTCGTCGTCTTCGATCGGCACAAGCTTGGCAGCGTTCTTAACACCAAGAACCTCTAGCATTTGGCGATGCAAAAGTGGTAGGTCATAGAGCTGTGGTGCGGTCTGGGCTAACTGCAATACCGCCTGATACTGAACAACCTTCTGCGACATGGTCGCCGCGTTGGGGTCGGACACAGGAATAACGTCAACCTGATCGTAGTCAGACTGCTTGACCGAACGGGTGCCTTCTTCTGGCTCGTAGGAGTAGTCGGGTGGGGTGTAGTCACGGATGATGTTTTTGAGAAGCTTGAACTCCTGCTTCATCGAGTAGTGGATGCGTGCCTGAACAGCCGACATCACCTTGAGCATGCGCTCCAAGATAGCCAGAGTGGTACCGACAGGGCTCTGAGCAGACATATCACTAACTTTAAGGTCAGCAATAGCCGCGAAGCGACGCCCATCATCGATAATCTTGTCAAGCAGCTGGGACAGCACCATCGACGGCTCTTTGTACGGCAGCGTCATGATGTTGTCTTTGATCGTACCGCTTGGTACGTCTACATCTCGGAACTCCGCCGGGGCGATTGGTGTGTCGTCTCCCTTGACCCGCAGTCCGCGTGTTTTAAAGCCTCCGGGGAGGTTTGACAATGTACCAGCGTCAACGAGCTGACGAATAATGCTTGTACCGGACTTAGCGAAAGAGCCAATAAGGTGGATAAGGCCAAAGCAATAAAAGCCAAACGCCGGAATATAGCCGTAGTGAACAAAGTGCTGACGCTTTTGTTTAGTTTCATCTTCAGGGTGCCAATTTCTGCGTATCGCTAGGATTGTCTGCGTTTGCTTCTCGATAGTAACGACGTAAGGCAACGCAATCCCCGTCGGTTCACCGTCTTCATCCTTGTCCTCGTAACCCGGTAGGTCGATATCAACGTGCATCTCCAGGATCTTGTAGCGATCATCGGAAGTGGCTTGAAACCCCATCTTCTCTGCGATCTTCT